AGGACAGGGAAAAAGTTCGAGAAATCACTGAAAAAGAGAATGATGCTATTATCGTTGCCTCGTACGGGACTTTTTCCACTGGGATTAATATCAAAAATTTACACAATATAATTTTTGCATCCCCCTCTAAGTCAAGAATACGTAATTTACAGTCTATCGGAAGAGTTCTAAGGAAAGGTAATCAGAAGACAAGAGCAACTCTTTATGATATCGCTGATGACATTAGTTATAAATCTCGAAAAAATTATACCCTTAACCACTTAATTGAAAGAATTAAAATTTATAATGAAGAAAATTTTGATTATGATATAGTCAACATACCACTTAAAAAATGATGGGAGACGAATTTTACGCAATACTTAAGTTAGTTTCAGGAGAAGAAATCTTCTCACTTATTCTTGTAGATAATAATCAGGAGGATGACACTATTGTAGTTCTTCAAAATCCTGTTATAATGTGGACTGTTCCCACTCCAAATGGAACTTTTATTAAAGTTAAACCTTGGATGGAATTACCCAACGAAGATATTTTTATGATTCGATTAGATAAAGTTATCACTATGACTGAATCTAATGATCAAAAATTAATTAAAATGTATAATCATTATATAAATGATGAAAGCACAGAGTATGATATAAATGGTCTTATAAAACCTAATTCTGAAATGGGTTACATATCATCCGTGCCTGATGCCCGTAAAAAACTAGAGAGATTATTTAAACTTAATAAAGAAACTTAGATATATTATATTCCTTCCAAACCTCACAAAGGTTATTGTACACATATTTACATGACTTGTCAAGTATCCAAAATATGTTATAATATTAATATGAGAAAAATAAAACATTATGCCTAGAAAGAAGTCCGAACACTATGTAAATAATAAGGAGTTACTGCAGGCTATAACTGTTTATCGAGGAAAAGCATTACTGGCAAAGGCAGAATATTTTAAAAAGCATGGTATAGATCCACCAAAGTCAGGACCATGGGAGGGTAAACCCCCCATCTCAAACTATCTCGGTTCTTGTTTTTTAAAGATTGCAACACACTTGTCGTATAAACCGAACTTTGTTAACTATATGTTTAGGGAGGATATGATCTCTGATGGAATCGAAAATTGCGTTCAGTACATACATAACTTTGATCCTGAGAAATCCAAGAATCCTTTTGCTTACTTTACGCAGGTTATACATTATGCGTTTCTCAGAAGAATACAGAAGGAAAAGAAGCAATTAGATATCAAAACAAAGATTATTGAAAGAAGTGGATTTGATGAAGTTATGGCAGTTGATGACAATGCAATGTCAGGAACAAGTTCTGATTTTAATACAATTAAAGATAATATTCAGTATCGTAATAATAATCGATGAAAGTTGCCATAATCACAGATACTCATTACGGTGCACGTAAGGGATCTACACATCTTCACGAATACTTTAAATTGTTTTATGATAACGTATTTTTTCCAACCTTAGAAAAGGAGGGAATAGATACTGTTATTCATATGGGTGATATATTTGATAGTCGTAAATCAATCGACTATCAGAGTTTAGAGTGGTCAAAGAAAGTTGTTTTTGATCCATTGAGAAAGTATAAAGTATATGCTATTACAGGAAATCATGATTGTTACTATAAAAATACAAATTATGTAAACTCACCAGAACTTTTATTAAACGATTACTCAAACATATCAACATTCTCAAAACCAACTGAAATAAATGTAGATGGTTTAGATATCCTTCTATTACCTTGGATTAATTCTGAGAACTATGATGAATCGATATACAAGATTAATAAGAGTAAGAGTAAGGTTGCAATGGGTCACCTTGAGTTAAATGGATTCAGAGCTACTCGTGGACATATGATGGAAACTGGGATGGATGTTGATATCTTTAATAAGTTTGATATTGTGTATTCTGGACATTTTCATACACGTTCTACAAATGGAAAGATACATTACTTAGGTAATGCATATGAAATGTATTGGAATGATGTAAATGATACAAGGGGTTTTCATATTTTTGATACGGATACCCTTACTCATACTCCAGTTAATAATCCTTATAAATTATTCTATAACATATATTATGAAGATACTAATTATAAATTATATAATGCAACTCAATTAAAAAACAAAATTGTTAAATTGATTGTTCGTAAAAAGTCTGACTCTAAAAATTTTGAAAGATTTATAGATAAACTTTATTCTTCTGGAATACAAGACTTGAAAATAATTGAAAATTTTGTTCTTGAGGAGAGTGAAAATTTTGAAATAGAAGAGGAAGAGAGCACAATCTCAATACTAAATCGTTATATTGATGAATCTGATATTGAGTTTGATAAAAGTATAATTAAAAATATTTTCCAAGATCTTTATCGACAAGCTTGCGAGGTAGAGTAATGTTTCTTCTTACACTTAAAAATAAAAGAGAGGAGGGAGTATATGCTGTAGATGATCAGTATGGAAATCTTGTTTTATTTTTATTTCAGGAAGAGGACGATGCTACAAGATATGCTATGATGTTAGAGGAGGACGAAGAAAAAGAAATGGTTGTTGTTGAAATTGATGATGACCTTGCATTGAAAACATGTAAATTAAACAATTACAAATACGCAGTAATTACACCTGACGACATTATTATTCCACCTAAAAAATGATAACTTTTAAAAATATAAAATGGAAAAACTTTCTCTCTACTGGTGATCATTGGAATGAGATTGATTTTCTGGAAAAAAATACTAACTTAATAATCGGAACAAATGGATCTGGTAAATCAACAATGCTGGATGCTTTGACCTTTGCTTTATTCAATAAACCTTTTCGTAAGATAAACAAGTCTCAGTTAATGAATACTACAAATGAAAGAGATTGTCTTGTTGAGTTGGAGTTTTCTGTAAATAATCGAGATTATGTAGTTCGTCGAGGGATGAAACCAAATATATTTGATATTGAGGTAAATGGTAATCAGATGCATCGACAAGCAGATGATCGTTCAAATCAAAAAATACTTGAAGAAAATATATTAAAGGTTAATTATAAATCATTTACACAAATTGTCATATTGGGTAGTAGTACATTCGTCCCATTCATGCAGTTAAGTGGATCAAATCGAAGAGATGTGATTGAAGATTTACTGGATATACGTATTTTTTCTGCGATGAATAATCTTATTAAGGATCAAATTAGAGAAAAAAAAGAAAAGATTAGATCTCTTGACCTTAAAAAAGATAATCTGAAAGATAAAATGACAATGCAAAAGAATTTTATCAAAGAATTGGAGGATAGGGGAAATAGTGATATTACAACTAGTAAAGAAAAAATTAATTTACTCATCAGTGAGACTGATAAGTATGTTATAACTAATGAGAATTTAGAACTTGAGGTAACTGGTCTCATAGAGGATCAGGAAAAGGTTACAGGTGCAGGGAAAAAGTTACTAAAGCTTAACAATCTAAAGGGTAAATTATCTAATAAGGTAACAACTCTTACCAAAGAACACAAGTTCTTCAGTGATAATGTATCATGCCCTACATGCACTCAACCTATAGAGGAAGAGTTTCGATTAAATAGAATTACTGACGTTCAAACTAAAGCTAAGGAACTCAAGAAGGGTTATAAAGACCTTGAAGAGACTATCAAAAAAGAGCAAGACCGAGAACGTCAGTTTCAACAATTATCAAAGGAGATTACTAAACTCAATAATGACATTTCTAAAAACAATACTCACATCTCTGTCAACCAAAGACAAATCAGAGATCTTGAATCAGAAATTCAAATTACTACCGAGCAATTTAAAAACAGAAATACTGAACATGAAAAACTAAAAGAGTTTAAAAGTAATCTTAAAAATACAATCGATGAACTTGCGGTTCAAAGAGAAGATATTAACCATCATGATTTTGCATATTCTCTACTCAAAGATGATGGTGTTAAGACAAAAATTATAAAAAAATACCTACCATTTATCAATCAACAGGTAAATCGATACCTTCAGTTGATGGATTTCTATATCAACTTTACTTTGGATGAGGAGTTCAAAGAGACTGTGAAGTCTCCAATACACGAAGATTTCTCATATGCCTCTTTTAGTGAAGGTGAAAAGATGAGAATTGATTTAGCACTTTTATTCACTTGGAGAGAGGTTGCAAGAGTCAAGAACTCTGTAAACACAAATCTGTTAATTATGGATGAAGTATTTGATTCATCTCTTGATGGATTTGGAACTGATGAGTTTCTTAAAATTATTAGATATATTATAAAAGGTGCTAATATATTTGTGATATCACATAAGTCAGACTTAAATGATAAGTTTGAAAATGTTATACAGTTTGATAAGGTCAAAGGATTTTCTAAAATAGTGACGTAGACAGTTATTAAAGTGTCTACTCAACCCTGCCTTTGGTAGGGTTTCTTTGTATAATAAGTATATAAGATACAAATCCCAATGACTATCCAATACGAAATCAAATCACAACTAGCAAAACTTCTTGCAACAGAAGACCTTGTTGTTGAGCACAAGCAAGTTCAGACTGCATCGTTCAATGTTGTAAGTCGAGTATTGACCCTACCTATGTGGGAAAATACAAC